AAGTTGATATTTACGGTTATGTAAAGAGGTAGTCGATGACTACCTATAATCAGTCAGGATTCCTGTACAACCAGGCTGGCGCAATCTACAACCAGTCCGCCATCGAACGGACAGCCACAGGCTCAGGCACAGGCACATCCTCCACCGTCAACGCGGTCATCAAATTCCGCACCGCAACAGGCACAGGAACAGGAACCTCCAACAACGCCATCGTTCACGGTGTCCTGCGCACTGGCTACGGCTCAGGTGGTGCCACCGCAGGCGACCAAGCCATCGGCTTGCACATCGCCCCACGAACCGCCACAGCCACAGGGCAAGGCACCCAAACCGCTACAGGGCTACATATCGCCCCACGCACAGCCAGCAACACAGGCACAGGCACCTCCACCGCCACAGGCGCACACACAGCCCCACGCACCGCAACAGGCACAAGCACAGGAGGCTCCACCGCCCTCGGCTTGCATATCGCTCCACGAACCGCCACAGGAAGCGGCATCGGCGGCTCCAGCGCTATATCTCTTGAAGTCATCCCACGAACCGCGACTGGGTCTGGGACTGGCTCATCGTCTATTGTTGTCCTCCATGTTGTACCTCGAACCAGCAGCAGTCAAGGCATTGGCGGGTCATCGGCGTCGCGCCTTCTCGTTGCGCTCAGAACGGGAGCGAGCGCGGGCACGGGTACGCAGACGGCGGTCGGCGCTCGAATCAACAGGCGTACCTGTACGGGTTCGGGAACTGGAAGCGCATCAGCCGACTGGATAAAGTCCCACATCTTCCGAGTCCCCACCACCCGCACCTACCCATTCGCGGAACGTCTCTCCGAAGAAGCACCAGACCGACTGTTCGCCCACACCCCACAAGGCATCCGCGCCAAAAACCTCTACCGTCTCTCCGACGGCACCTACACCACCACAGACCCACGCCGCCCAGAACTCATCACCCGCACCTACTACGGTGGGCATGACATATTCTTGACCGACGAAGAAGTAACCGAACTCACCGCCGCAGGATACGGAGCCAGCATCACCTAATGGCAACCTTCACCCCACCCGCCGACAACTTCGTCGTACCCGCCATCATCCAAGATGTCATGTCCATGCTGCCCATCAGCAAAGAAGAACGCCTCGCCAACAAACTCGGTGTCCACATCGAAGCGTCAGGCAGAGGAAGAAACATCTTCCTGCTCACCAACGGCACCTACACCGAACGCCAACCCTCCGACTACACCCTCATCTCCAAGGTTTACTATGGTGGGCATAGCACAGAAGTGGACGCAGCCGAGGTCGCATCGTTGACTGCTGCTGGATACGGAGCATACATATCGTGAAGCACAGAGAAACCCACCCCAACCTGGATGTCGAGGGATGCTTCGGTTGCAGGGTCGCAGGTGTCCGAATGGGTACCAACTCGACGACGTCGCGGGGCGCTAAGGTGTCAGAAATCAAGCAGACAGAACGAAACTGGAACAAGGACATGCCCGCCTACAAACGGCTCCGTGCAAACGGATTACAGCCGAAAAAGATTGACGGTGCAGCCGAAGTTGAAAAGAAAGCGCAGGAATCATGGCAGGTAGAAACGGGGATACTGCCAAACATTTAGCGTTCATCGGACCAGACCTACCCCATGTCGGGTACGGTCGCATGTTCGTCTCCCTCAAAGACACCCTCGCCACAAAGGTCAACCTCAACGACCGTGCTGAGCATGTAGTGTATGCGATGCAGCCAGACATGGTCAAAGGCTGGTATCACGGGCAGAAAGCCACCATCCTTACCATGTGGGAATCAGACAAACTCCCACCCAAATTCTTTGAGTACCTCCCCCAATTTCAAACCGTCATCGTTCCCTGCCTCCACAACTTTGACCTGTTCTCTAAATACCATGACAACGTCCACGTCATACCCCTCGGCGTAGACCGCAACATCTGGTACCCGAACCCGCAACCCAAAACCGACCGCTTCAGGATTCTGTGCGGCGGGTCCGAATGGCACCGCAAAGGACTCGATGTTGTCCTAGACGTTTTCAACATGTTAGGTATGCCTAACACTGAACTGCACATCAAAATAGTTCCGCCGTACAGGTCTGCTCCAGAACGCATCGACTATCCGAACGTGGTGGTGCATCGGGACTGGATGACTGTAGAAGAAGAAGCCGCCCTCATGCAATCTATGGACTGTTTCGTGTCTGTTTCCCGTGGCGAAGGTTTCGGACTCATGCCTCTTCAAGCCATGTCCGCAGGCATACCCACCATCCTCACCGACGCCCACGGTCACCGAGAATTCTCAGACCTCGCTACCCACCGCATCTCCACCACCCCACAAAAAGCAACCATCGGAAAATGGTCCGACATCGGCAACTGGGAAGAACCCAACCGAGACGAACTAGCCGAAGCCCTCTGGGACATGTACAACAACCGTGACCGCTACACCCAGCAAGCAATCGACACTGCCCCAGAAACCGCTGCGTTCAACTGGGAAACCTCAGCCAACCAACTCCTCCAAATCGTCAAACCCACCAGCAACACCGTCAACTCCAACTGGGTGCGGGCGGGAGACGTCACCACCCCCATCAGGGTCAACCGCCGCATCAGAGCCGACATCGGTGCCCACCACATAGACCTTGCCCCTGGGCAGACCTATCATGTAGTGTTGAACGTCAGAGATGTTCTGAAAGAATCAGGGTATCTGCTGGAGGATTAGCCAAGATGCCATCAAAGAAAAAGTTTTGGGACACCAAAAACCCCAACAAGAAATCAACCCCATTGACGGCATCCCAGAAGTCTGCGGCAAAGGCACGAGCAAAGAAGGCTGGGCGTCCCTACCCAAACCTCGTCGACAACGCATGGGCGAAACGCAATGGCTAAGTATCAGGGCAAGAACGTCTCGCTGAACAGTCCGCGCCCCATCAAGAAGGGTGAGCCAGGGTACGGTCGCAAGAAGTCTGTGGTGTATGTGTCGGCTGGCGAGCAGGTGAAGCGTGTGATGTTTGGCGACCCGAACATGACCATCAAAAAGGAGCAGCCTGGTCGCCGCAAGAATTTCCGTGCCCGCCACAACTGCGATAATCCAGGTCCTAAGACAAAGGCAAGATACTGGTCCTGTAAGGCGTGGTAAACTCCCCTACACTGAACTAAGAGTCAAGGAGTATTTATGCCGATGGTCGGAAAAAAGGAATTCCCGTACACGAAGGCTGGCATGGCTGCCGCTAAGAAGGAAGCCAAGAAGTCTGGCAAGCCAATGAAGAAGGCTAAAAAGAAGAAGTGACCACAGCCGCAACCGTCATTGACAGGACGTTGCGCCAACTACTCTCAGGAACAGTAGAGGCTCGCAACAAACTGGCTTCTAGTGTCGACTCGTCCACGACGAGCGTAACTGTGTCATACAACCTGGAAGGGTTGCGTCCAGGACAGGTATGCGAAATCGACTCAGAAGTCATGTACATCTGGGAAACCGACCCCAACACCAAGACCTTGACGGTTCAGCGCGGATTCAACGGAACAACCGCAGCAAGCCATAGCGCCAACGCAATCGTCACCGTCTCCCCACGCTTCCCCCGCGCACAGATTCTTGAAGCAATCAACGACGAACTCGCAGACCTCTCATCCCCAATGCACGGACTGTTCAAGGTCACGAGCATGAACCTCGACTACAACGGCTCCGACAGCATGATTGACCTGACAGGTGTCACCAGCATCATCGACATTCTTCAGGTTTCGGTTCGTTACATGACCGATGATTACCCTGTCGCCCGCAAAGTACGCCTTGTCCGTGACGTACCAACCGACGACTTCCCATCAGGATTTGCTCTGCGCTTTGACCAGGGTGTGTTCCCAGGGCGTCTCCGCATCGTCTACAAGGCACCATACAGCAGCGCTTCTACCGAAGCCACCGACATCAACAGCACCTGCGGTGTCCAAGATTCGGTTACGGATATTGTGACGTTGGGTGCGCAGATTCGTTTGATGTCGCCACGAGAAATCAAGCGGAACTTCACCGAATCCCAGGGCGATACTCGTCGCGCTGATGAGGTTCCCGCTGGTTCTGTCGCTGGGTCTGTTTCGAATCTTCTTCGTTTGCGCCGCGACCGCATCCAGGCTGAAGCCGCACGACTCGCAAGGGCATACCCCACCTTCCTCAACAAGGACTAAACAGTGGCTGACACCCTGTACAAGTTCACGGATGCTTTCAAGCCTGCACCAAAATTCTTCTCTGGTGGTACCACAACCCAACTCGTCCCAGACGTCTTCCCTATCGCCATCAACGGACGCCCTTACCTCGTTGACCAGAAGGCTGGAACATTCGCTAGAGGATTTGAGCCGCGTGTCCGTGACTCTGTTGACCAGTCCACCGCCCCTGGCGAAGCCGCTATCAACCCACAGGGTTTGTGGCGTCGAGGCGAAGTGTCATGGCATTACGGTGCAGGACAAAAGTATGCGGACACCGCAGAAGCACAGGACTACAGATTCCACACGTCCAAAGGTGTCGACCCTTGGACCAAAGGACAGTTGACGCTTCTCCCAAAAACAAAGGTGTCTCTTGCTAGTGCTGCGACCACCGCCCATGTCGTAGTGCAGGATGGGCGTGTCTATGCGTCTCTTGGTGCAGATGTCAAATACACCACCGACCCGTACGCCTCATCCCCAACCTGGTCCGATGCGACAGGCGAACCAGGCGGAACCTGCGCAGCAATGGCAACCGACGGCTCACGCATCTATCTCGCGTTCCCGTCCGATGGTGTCCGAGTCATTGACCCAGCCACCTCGGTTTCAGTTATTTCATCTAGCAAATTTGTCAACTCAAGCGATAGTTACTACATGCTTGGTTTCGCCAAGAATTACATGTTCGGCGCATACGACCACATTCTGCACACCATCGCCGCAGGCGGCTCAAAGAGCGCAATCATCACCCCCGACGACCAGCAGTTCCGATGGATTGGTGTAGCCACGGGACAGAACGCCGTTTATGCCGCAGGGTACGCAGGCAAAAAGTCTCTCATCTACAAAATCACCATCAAAGCAGACGGCACCCTTGACGCAGGCGTCGTCGCACTCGAACTCCCCACAGGCGAAGTCGTATCCGCCATCTCTGGCTACCTCGGATTCGTTCTCATCGGCACCGACAAAGGTGTACGTTTCGCATCCACCGACAGCAACAGCAACCTTGTCGCAGGACAAATCATCCCTACCTCCAGTGCGGTAACGAAGTTCACCAGTGAAGGTCGTTTCAGTTATTTCACTTGGACGAACTACGACGGGGTATCAGGCGGACTCGGTCGACTTGACCTCAGCACATTCATCGCCACCAACACCCCCGCCCACGCCACCGACCTCATGTACGACTCCACCGCAACAATCAACGGTCTTGTCACTTTCAATGACAAGCGCTGCTTCTGGGTTAGCGGTGTCGGCATCATTGCAGAAGACTCAGCCAACCTGGTGGAGACAGGCGAAATCGTTACAGGCACATACCGTTGGGGTATCCCCGACCGCAAGTTCGTAGCCAAGTTCGACATCCGCACTACTCCGCTCTACGGGACAATCACCCCGTACATCTCTAGCGACTCAGGCGACTATGCCTCGCTCACCGCACACGATAAGCCACTCACCACAGAGTCCGTGTCAACGGGTCCGCAAGCCAAGTTCATTGAAGCGAAGTTCAAACTGGAATTGGCGAGAGCATCCGCCACTGAAGGACCGACCATGACCCGTTGGATGGCACGAGCCTACGCCTCGCCTGCCCGAAGCCAAGTGTTCCGAGTCCCCCTCCTCATGCACCACCGCATTAGGGTCCGCGACTCCGAATACTATTTCGATGTCGAGAAAGAACTACAAGACTTGCGGGACTTGGTCAATAATCCGCGCGTGGTAAACTACCAAGAAAATACCGAAGTATTCTCGGTGGTAGTAGAGGACCTTGAATTCCAGATAATTGACGGGTTCCAATCCAACTGGGATTTAGAGGGAACCTGTACTATTACAATGCGTTCGGTAACGGATTAGGAGTTTAGATGGCATACGCAACACGACGGTCATACGCTGGCGCGGCACCTGCTTGCACCCTGACCAACGCCATCAACTCATCCGACACCTCCGCGCTTCTCACTGGTGATGTCACCAACTGGAACAACACCACCAACGGACCGTTCTACATGGTCATCGACCCAGGTCTTTCAACCGAAGAAAAGGTGCTGGTTGCAACCCGTTCAGGTTCATCGCTTTCCTCCATCACCCGTGGTGTAGACGGAACCACCAATTCATCGCACTCGGCTGGCGCAACCTGCTACCCAGTATTCACCGCAGTCGACGCAGACCAGGCGAACAAGGTTGCATCCACGTTGACGACCAAGGGCGACTTGCTTGCCACCGATGGCACCGTTCTCAATCGTCTCGCTGTTGGCACGAACGATTACGTTCTCAAGGCTGATTCGTCAGCAACAAACGGTGTCGCTTGGGGGCAGGTTGCTGCTGCTGGTATTGCTACCGACGCTGTAATCACTGCCAAGATTCAAGACTCTGCTGTTACCACTGCGAAGATTGCTGACAATGCGGTAACGCAAGCAAAGTTGGCTGACCGTGTTGTTGGTTCCGCTGAATACGACAACATGACTTTGAACGCCCAGACGGGGACGACGTATACGTTGGTGTTGACCGATGCCCATAAGTTTGTGACGCTTTCCAATGCTTCCGCTATTACGATGACGGTTCCGCCAAACTCGTCTGTTGCATTTGAGACTGGCGACCAGGTGAACTTGATGCAGTTGGGTGCTGGTCAAGTGACTATCGCCGCTGGTTCTGGTGTAACGATTCGGTCCGAGGGGTCAAAGTTGAAGATGAAGGGTCAGTATGCGGTGGCTACTTTGGTGAAGATTGACACCGATACTTGGGTGGCTGTCGGTAATTTGAGCGCGTAGCCATGCAGATTCTTGCTGGTGTTGGGGGAAGTAACTCGCCTACCGAGTTTGAATATCTTGTTCTTGCGGGTGGCGCTGGCGGTGGTGGTGACGTCGGCGGTGGTGGTGGTGCAGGCGGCTATCGCTGTTCAGTTGTTGGTGAGTCTTCTGGTGGCGGCGCATCCGCTGAATCAAAGTTGTCTGTATCTGGTGGGACCTCATACACGGTGACTGTCGGTGCTGGTGGCGGCGGTGGAACGAATGGAAGCAACTCCGTTCTTGGCTCTATCACTTCGACTGGTGGTGGCTACGGCGGAACAAGCACCCAAAACGGAAACAGTGGTGGTTCTGGTGGTGGTGGTGGTTCTGGTCTGTACGGTGGTGGCGCAAAGGGAACTGGTACCGCCAATCAGGGGTACAACGGGTCTGACGGTATTATTGACGGCGCTTACTCTGCTGGAGCAGGTGGTGGTGCTAGTGCTGCTGCGTCTGCACAGAACGGCGGCAACGGTCTTGCATCAAGCATTACTGGTACATCGGTAACCCGTGGTGGTGGTGGCGGTGCTGGTGGTGGTTACGGTGGTGGTCGAGGCGCTGGCACAGGCGGTACTGGTGGTGCAACGAATGGTTCAAGCAACGGCGCAGCAAACCCATCCAGCCCAGCCGCAAATACGGGCAGCGGCGCTGGTGGCAACGGAACACTTGGTAGCGGTTTTGGTGCATCTGGTGGTTCGGGCATTGTCATCTTGCGTTACCCAGATACCCAGGAAGACCTGTTCTCTGTTGGTGCTGGATTGACCTATACCAAGACCACTTCTGGTGGCTATAAGATTTATACGTTCACCGCGGGAACAGGTACAATTACGGTCTAACTATGGCACACTACGCATTTCTTGACAGCAACAACATCGTCACCCAAGTGATTGTGGGGCGCAACGAAGACGAAGTGGTGGATGGCGTATCCGATTGGGAATCCCACTACGCGCAGGTGTACGGACAGAAGTGTGTTCGCACCTCATACAACAACAACATTCGCAAACAATACGCTGGCATCGGATTCACCTATGACCCCGTTGCTGATGTGTTTGTTGCCCCACAACCGTTCCCATCGTGGACACTGGATGCGAACCATGATTGGCAGCCACCCACACCGCGACCAGAGGGACGTTTCGTTTGGAATGAGGATGCTCTGGCGTGGGTCGAAATAGCCGCTGGCTAGTTTTTCTTCCCGTCGCCTTTCTCGCTTTACTGCCACAACAGGCGAACGCTGAACCCGAACCAGGACTCAACGCGGTCGGCTACCTGATTGACCAGATACCACCAGAACGCTCAGACGACACCTACCCCACCTGCGGGTCCGAGATAGAAAACAACATCAACCGCAACTTCAACGGCGAACCATTCCAAGACTGCGGCTACGACTTCTTCATGGTCCACTACACAGGATTCATCGACATCCCTGAGCATGACACGATTCAGTTCATGGTCGCCGCAGACGACGGCGGAACCGTGGACATCGGTGGCTACGAGTTCGGCACCTGGAACATCAAAGGCTGCTCATGGTCTGCTATCGCCACACTTGAACTAGACCCAGGACCCAACCCTCTTGACGGCTGGTTCTTCGAGGCGGGCGGCGGAACGTGCTATATGCTCGCATGGAACATTGACGACATCGGTTGGGAGATAGTCCCCGAATGGGCATATACAACAGCATCCACCCCACCGACGACGACCTCTACTTCTACTGTCCTAGAAACGACTGTCCCTGCCACGACCACTACTTCTACGACAGTTCAGGAAACTACGACTTCGACGACCGAAGCGCCCAGTACATCGACAACAGAAATATCAACGTCAACCACTTCATCGCTTCCTCCTTCCACGACAACCACTGAGGAAAGTACCACCACTACCACTCAGGTTGCAACGACCACTACGACGAGTACGTTGCCACCTGCCACGTCAACCACACAAGAATGGGTACCTCCACCAACATCAACCACGACTGCACCCGCCACGACCGTTCCTGCAGTATCCACAACGGCAGAACCACCACCCCCAACAACGCTGCCAGAAATTCCAACCACATCACTCGCTCCCCCCTCCACGGTACGGACAACCACCACCCTAGCGGCTGCCACCACAATGGCACCAGTCGCGTCCACAGCCCCTCCCGTGAGCGCAACCCCCGAAACCGTACCTAACACCCCCGAGAACGTCCTAGAGGCTCCTATCGCGTCACCCGAGCAGGTGGCTAAAGCGGTCGATGCCATCCTTGAGACCCCGCCCAGCCCTGACCAAGCCGCCTATCTAGCCACAAACGCACAAGTGCTTGCTGTAGTTAGCACCACCCAAGCCGAAGAAATCTTTGAGGCGCTGGATGTCACCGAACTTGACGACACCCAGGTCGCTGCCCTCATCGAAGCCGTGCAAGATGCACCCCAAGAAATCCGTGAAACCTTCGAGGAAAACGTGGACATTTTCAAGACGGGTCTAGACACCTATGTCCCTGTCGGCTCCAACATCCCTGTCGGTGCCCGCCGTACCTTGGTCGCTATCGGAGCCGTTCTGACCATGCTCCCCCCACCTACTAGAATACGACCTTGATGAAGAAAGTACTTACCTACCTTGTCGATAACGCATGGACCTGGGCAGGTACAGGCATGGTCCTCATCACCCTCTCAGGTCCTACCTTACGGCAGGCAACCCTGATTACAGGGTTCACTATTCTGCTACATTCGGTAATCACTCTCGCACAGAAAGACTCTGACTAATGGAAAAGTTGAAGAACATCATCTTCCGCATCTTCGCCCTGTTCGGCTCGTCGGCTCTCGCCGCAGTCGCAGGTGGCGCAATCATCGGAGTCGAACTCTGGAAGTCAGCCGCCCTCGCAGGCGTCATGGCATGCGCACAGGTCATCGAGAAGTTGCTCCGCTACAGCGTCGATGGCACTCTTACCAAGGAAGAAATCGAAGCAGCGTTCTCTGGTGCTGGCGCACCGAAGAAGAAGGATGAGGCGACCGCATAATGGCGAAGGTGGACATCGCCAAACTTCCCATTATCAAGGTGAAGTTGTGTTCCCACCTCAAGAATGTGGAGCCAGGTGAACTTGACCCAAGTCTTCTTCGCAAGATTGAAGGCAAGGGTCAGTTGCATCATTGTGCGGCTGACGCATATGAGGCGATGGACGCTGCCGCTAACGCAGAAGGAATTGACCTCAGCCCGACTAGCCCAGCGGACACATATCGCTCACTTGCGGTTCAGGAGTACGGGTTCTTCCAGCGATACACCGACAACCCGAAGCCAGCCTTGATGAAGCAGAAGCCGCGCATTTACAAGGGCAAGGCTTGGTACTTGAAGAAAGGTCAAGCGCCGATGGCGGTGCCTGGTTCTAGTCAGCATAATTACGGGGTGGCTGTAGATATTGCTAACGCTTCTGGCGCACGACTTGAGTGGCTTGCAAAGAACGCTGTGTCATTCGGTTTCTCATGGGAAGTCCTCCCATCGGAGCCGTGGCATCTGCGTTACGTTGCAGGCGATGATGTGCCTGAGCGTGTGAAGGCGTGGAAGGAATCAAAGGGAGCCTGATGTGGATTCGGGCTGGGCTGTCTTTCTTAGTGCTGTTGTTGCTGGTGCTTTTTCTGTCCTAGTCACCGTCATCCAGAAGTTCAAGAAGGATAATGCGTCTGACCATGAGGTCGTGATGGGCATGTTGAAGATGGTGTACAAGAAGCAGGGCAACGTCGAGGACAAGATTGACCGTGTTGATTCCAAGTTGGATAGACACATCGAAACGCATCACTGACGAATCGCAAAACAGTTTGATGGGCTGCTATCGTCGCAGTCCCTATGACACCCGAAACGCTATACGCAATACGGAAATATTTGGTCCGAGCCAGAGTCGCAGGACACACCGAAGAAGACGAATTTTTCAGAGCCTTACAGGAACTGGACCGCGCAATCATCGAATCGAAACAGCGTCGCACCCAACTGGTAGCCTGACCACATGGAGCAAGGGAACCGCTACCCCATCGTCATGGTCACATGGGCAGACACCCACATGTCTGACGGCGGATGGCTTGAACTCAAAGACTACGACGATGACGGCGAGTGCATCGTCAACTCAGTCGGCTTCCATATTCCCCTCGGTGAACCAGGCTCGAAAGACCAGCACGTCACCCTATGGCAGACCCTATGCAAAGGTGAAGGAATCCACGCAATCCACATCCCAGTGGGCATGGTGCGTGACCTGAAAATTCTCCAGGATTTTTAGTTGACATACGGTATCACCCTCGTGTAGGGTGGTTGGTGAAGGACAACGAAGGGAGCAACGCATGAAGCGTTACCGCATATCCAAACCAACACACGGCGAATCAGATTGGTTAGCCGTCCGATTCTGGGACGAACAGAAACGCAAGCGTGTCTCTGCCTCAGCGGTCGCCGCAATCTACGGGCTACACCGATTTGTACCCACCGACCAATACGCCGCGGAACTGTTAGGTGACATACCCCCCGCACCTATCGCTCCGACATGGGCAATGACCCGAGGTAACGACCTCGAACCTTTGTGCATCAAGTGGGCTATCGACCGCACAGGAATCAACTACGAAACCCCAGAGGAAATGTTCGTAGCCGAATCCGATGACGGTTCAGCCCGCATGATTGCCACACTCGACGGCTTCTACGAGGATAACGGGACACGTTATGTCCTAGAAATCAAGACCCTGTCCCAGCCGTTCGACGGAGAACTGTTCGACTACTGGCGCATCCAAGGAATCCAGCAGGCAATCTGTGCGGATGTGGACCACATCACTTGGGGAATCTTTGACTCCACGATGGCGTTCCATATCGTAAGACAGGATGTGTCCGCCGATGAAAAGGCGGAGCATGTCGAAGCCGTATCCAAATGGTTGACCTGCATCGACCTAGGTATCACACCCGAAGGAGTCAACTGGTCCTATGAAACCATCAGCACACGCTATGCGAAACCTGAGCCTACGACTGTCGAACTACCTGCTACGGCTGAGGATTTGGTTGCACAACTAAAGCACGTCAAACGAGAACTCAAGGGTCTGAATGAACTTGAGGACAAACTGAAAGCAGAACTGTGCGAACTGATGGGGCAGAACGAGTACGCCACCGTCAACGGAACCATCATCGCCACATGGAAGGGACGAACCTGGCAGTCCCTCGACATCAAGACACTCAAGGCGATGGAGCCAGACCTCGCCAACAAGTACAGCAAGCCAGTCACCACACGCACATTGTTACTCAAGGGAGAAAAGTAATGGAAGAAAAAGAAAACGCCATCGCGCTACGCGCAGTCCTCGACAACTACGGTGTCCCAGACCCAAAGATTGTTGGCAAACTCCCACGCGGAGGAACCCAACTCGACTTCGTCGGGCACGCAGACATCACCAAAATCCTCATCGAGATAGACCCGATGTGGTGGTGGGAACCAGCAGGCTGGGACAACGGACGCCCCGCTATTCATGTTGTCAACGGGATGGCGGTCATGTGGGGGCACCTGTATGTTCTCAACAAGCAGATACTCGGAGTCGGCACAGTCAAACACGACAAGCCCGACCTCGACAAAGAACTCGTCGGAGATTTCCTTCGTAACGCCGCAATGCGATTCGGTATCTGCCTGTCGCTGTGGACGAAACAAGAATGGGAAGGACAAGAAGTAGCGGGGAAGGCGCAGGGAGTTATCCCGTCCTCGGGCTTGCGCACAACTGGTAAAGCACAAGTACCTACGCCTTCACCCGTGACCGCAAACACCGCACTCAGCAAAGAACAGTTAGACCAGTTCTTCGCCGCCTGTGCGAAAGCATCCATCCAACCATTGACTGTCGCAAAGAACGCGGGAGTCGACCTGGATAAAGCCACCGCCGAGGACCTCGCCAAGTTGCGTGAAGCCTTCAACGAACTCAAAGCGTTCAAGGATGGTGAGTGATGCCAGCGAAACGAACCGTTGACCCCACAGGCAAGGACCGTTCAACCAAGATGATTGCTCTGCGCATCACTACCGTGCAGGCTGACACGATGCAACGTCTCTGCCAAGAACGCGGAATCTCTAGGTCTGCGCTCATCCGTCAACTGCTACAGAATGAGGTGAGCCGTGGCTAACCGAAGCAAAATCATCGGCACACGATTCGAAACCCTCATCGCCCGCTACCTACAAACCGCAGGCTTCCCCCATGCCGAGCGTCGCGCACTCCAAGGCGCACTCGACAAAGGTGACATTGGCGGATGCGGACCGTTGGTGTTCGAATGTAAAGCGGCGAAGCGTCACGAACTGTCCTCGTGGATTGAGGAGACTGTGTCGGAGACCCGCAACGCGAACGCAGACTACGGCATCCTTGTCGTGAAACGCAACGGGCACAACACTGGTGAGGAACAGTACGCAGTCATGCGTCTTGAGGATATGGTGCGTCTCTTGCATAAGGCGGGATACGGGGAGGTGGCGTGATGCAAGACCCGCTATCGGTGATGACTCAGCACATCAAGCGACTCGAAGAAGAAGTACGCAAGTGGAAAAACATTGCGGGCATCATGCACGAAGCAATCCAAGAAGGAGACTGCGAAGGCGCACGCATCCACTACGAGGAAAACGCAAGTGCCTGGTTACAATAATGAACCTGATGCACCATCGCGCACGGAGGGTTACGCCCCATCGCATGACATCAAACAGTTCGACTTCACCAAAGATTTAGCGTTCGGACATGAAGGCGAAGAACTTGTCACACAGTTTCTTGCTGACCTAAGTCAGGGTTCATTCGAAGTGAAGTATGACCGTTTCCGCAACGGACGTATCTTCGTAGAGTTTGAACAGAACCCACGCAATAGTGGATGGAAACCGTCAGGTATTGCTGTGACAGAAGCCCGATGGTGGGTGTATTTGTTTGCTCCTACAGCGCT